GTGGCCATCCTCTTCAAGGTCCAGCATCTTCCCGAACTTGATGGGCACCCGGGCGATGTGCAGGATGTTGCGCTGGTCGCTGGATGATTGCCAGTGCTCCACGTTCTTCCAGGCCAGGGTTTCAAGAGGTGGGATTCCGGTGAAGAACCCTGTCCGTTTGGCGTATAGACACACCACGGGCACTTCTTTGAGTGTTACCGGGATTGGGTCATCTTCTGCAACCCATTCCCCAGATGAGTTCTGTGCGAAGATTTGAACGGCACCAGGAGTCAGAACGCGGATCTTCTTCGTGCTCACGACAGCCCATTGGTTCTTGCTCTCCGTTGTCTCGTAGTAGCGGAATTCGTCTAAGACATGCTTCCCGTTTTCGAGATGTGAGAACCAGGAGATGACGTTTTTGATGGGGACATGGATGAGGTAAGGGCGGGCGCCACGGGCCTGTTCCTGTGCCTTGGATAGTTGCCCCGCGTCAGGGATAACCGGGTACCCGACCACCACGAACGTCAGGGAGTCACGGATAGCCGCGAACAGAACGTCTTGGCTCCAGTTCTCCAGATCACGGCCAGCAAGATCGATGTTCTCGAAGCATGCGTCCAGATCAGGCGGAATGTTGGTTCGAACAATTGGTTCGCCCAGCACCTTTCCCACCATCGTAGACACAGCACGCTCGAACGCCGGGAAGAATGCTGTGGCATCGCGGCGCGCCTGCCATTCCTTTTCGTCCTCAAGCGGCCACTTGGGGAGATAGGTCTTACCATAGCCGCGCATGCCGAGCGTGCCGGAGCAGACCGCCTCGCACACAGCAGCGCGCTCCTGCATCTCGATCACTTCGGCGCGGGGAGTGGCAGGGGTGTTGGGCTCAATGCTCATCGATCATCCTTCCGACGACCGCAGAGCTTGTCCACATCAGCGCAACCGTTGAGTTTCAGCACGGTCTTGATCGTGGTAATTTCGTCTTGATGTTCAGCCAGTAGGTTCAATGCTTCCTTCAGGTCTTTCCGCATTCCGTTGATGAGCAGAATCAATACAGTGGTGAGCACGGACAGAAGTGCGCCGATCACCGAAAGGAGGATCATCGTGGACTCATTCATCAGAACCTCACTCCGGCCCCGACGAATGCCGTCTGACCGATGAAACCGGTTTGCACAACAAAAGGACCAGCGCTCCGGCTGGCCATGGCGCCATAGACTCGGCATCGCTGCCGGAAGTCGTAGCCAATGAGTCCGGTGACGGCCCATTTCTGGACTCGCTGTTCAGGGGCGGCATCTACCGGGACATCAAGGCCCCCGACCACCTCGCCATCAGGACTCGAAAGGATCACCCGCCGTGTCTGATCCGGTTGCCTGATCAATGTCAGGTCCACCCGCACCGGAGGGCACGGCGTAGCAACCGCAGGGACCACCACGGCCTGCTGGACGTCGCCAATCATTGGGAGCGGATCCACGGCGGATTTGGGTTTGATGGTCGCGTACACGATTCGTTCGACCACACTGCCCTTTGGAATCTCTTGCGCTGGCTTCGCGCTCGGGTCGGGTTTGCGCTCCGGAATCAGGCTTCCGTCGCTTTGTCTTACCGCGGCGGCGGGCGGGTCCAGCTTCCCGGGCTTCGGCGCCCTCATCTTCCAGCCCAGGGACATTCCCCCGGCGAAGATCGCCACGGCACAGATCGCGTACAGCGTTTTCGTCGACAAGATCATCCTTCGGCTCCCGGGTTCGGATCCTGCGGCTTCGGTTCATTGGGCTTCCTATAGATTTCTCGCGCGAGTGCGGCGATAAAGCCGACAACGACCGTAAAGGCAGTCACGACTGCGGCACTAACCGTCCAGTTCTGCGCCGCTTGGAACGCGATCACCTCCACCAGCACAACCGCCAGGAGGCATAGAACGCTCGCGCATACCGCAGCGATGAGACGTTTCGAGGATTCGGGCGTTCCCTGGCTCAAGAATCGGGTGATAAGGCCAGCCGTATGGATCTTCGGAGTAGGGGTCAGAGGGATCAAAGTCAATTGCACACCCCCAGCAGCCCGTCAACAGCGCGCTTGAAGATGTCCCAACCATTGAGCCCGCCGTTCACGCCCTTGCGGACCTTCTCCCAGTCCCCGGCGTTTGCGGCCTTGTCGATGCCCATGTCTCGGAAATAGCAGGCCAACACGCGGGCCGCGATGACGGGGGTCAGAGCAAGTTCGGGCCTGGTGATGAGATCGACGCCCAGCTTGTCGCCGAACGCCTTGTAGTTCTTGGGCCACGTCAACTGGATGTAGCCGCGTCCATAACAGCCAGAAGCCCAGTAGCGCTCCTGTTGTTTATAGAGCGCTGGCTGACGAACAGCAGACGCGCGCCGCTCCGCAATGGGTCGGAAACATCCCGTCTCCACTGCCACGGTCGCCGCCGCTGCCACCTGCGCCAGGGGCGAGTCAATGCCGAACTCCTGGAGCGCCGCCACGATGCCGGGCCAATTGGCCGCTACATTGGCATACGGGATGCCCAACACTTTGGCGATGGCGGCTGAGTCCAGGGGCATTTCCCCTCCTGGACCCAGGCTGATACCTCTGGTATGCCCAGAGGCGGGCACTATTTAGAAAGGCCCCGTTCACGCGATCAACTTCAACACTTCGTGCCTGATCCTGGTGTGCCGCCGAATCGCCTTGAACACGGATCGCGGGCAGCATCCGCATCGCTGCGAAATGACCCGAACGGTCAGCGGTTTACCATCCAGTGTCTTCCCTCGCAGGTTGTAGATCGTGGCGTCTGACTCAAAGGCCTCGATCTCTGCCTGTTTCACAAGCCCCGCAGCCGGGAGCACTCTCATCACGAACGCCGCCACTTTGTCAGCCTTGGTCCTGTCCTCCCCTTGGGCAACGAGGCAATCCGAGATGAGCTGTTGCGCGAAGCTGGGCATCATGGCTCCTACGTGGGGAAGGAGATGGATTGGGTGCGACGGGAAATGATCGGGAAATCGTGGCTGATGAAGTAGCCGCCTGCGTCACAGGCATGATCGTGCCCCGTGGTCTTGTCGGGCTCACCGTTCGCCGCCCAAGGTTGCTGTTCGAGGCAGTCGGCGTAGGTCGGGCACTTGTCGTCGTTCACCAAGTAGCGCCGTTCACCCGTGGCGTTGCAGAACATCCCGTTCATGGCGTTGATTCGGTCCTTCACGGGAGGATTCGCGGCGGGGGCACAAACCTGAAACCCTTCAGCGCGAAGCAGGGCCAGATCGGTCTCGGATGCGTTCACCGTCTTCCTGGATCCACCCGAGGCATCTGGATAGATACGGATCTGGCGAGTCTTCATCCAGTTCCCACCCGATTGCCTCCAGAATCGCTCCTTAATTCGGCGGATCATGTCTGGCGTATCATAGGCGTTCACGATCTCATCGACGGCCCTTGGCTTATTCTCCCGCTTGACGTGGACGATGGCCGCCATCTTGCCCACGTTGAAGTCCATGCCGATGAAGATGGCCTCGCCGTCCTGCACTGTGTCAGAGCAGCGATTCAGGACCCGGTTGTATGCCTGATAGATCGTACCGGTGGCCATGTTGCAGAACTGACCATTGATGTATGCATCAACGAGGTTCTCTGGGTAACTAGCGAGGAGGGACGGGATGTAATCGTCTGGGAGGTTTACAGCATTGTCGTACGTGCTCGCATGGACCAGGCCATAGAGTCCAGACAAATCCGGCTTAGCCTTCACCTGCCGAACGAATTGATCGTAGACCCATCGGAAACCCTCCGGCGTTGTGACCACATCGATTCCGTTCCGCAAACCCTCGATCTTGTACCGCATGCGGGCGATGATCTTCCGCCAAGCGTCCTGGGCCTTGCGTTGGAGCATGGTGTCGATCTCGTCCACCAGCGCATGGCCGATCCGAAAACCTACGATAGATGATGGGTCCTCCATTGATCGACAGAGCACCTGTCCCATGTAGGTGCGACCGCGATAGACCTCCACCTCGTGATTTGCCTGACGGACCTTGCAGCGCAGGCCCCAATCCGCCAATGACTCCTCAATCGTCGGGTAAAAAATGTCTCGAATCTGCGGATAGGTTGGAGCAAAATACCCGGCATTAACGCGCGGGAACTGATAAAAGTGCTGACCAATGCCT